ACGATTGCACGCCGACAAAGTAACAGCAGGCCCTAATATTGACAAGCCTAGAGGTATTGATCTTTTCTCTTTTTGTGAGTCTATAAAATCACTGCCAGAAGGCAGCTTGTTTAGACACAATCAAAGCGGGGACTTACCTCATAAAGATGGCACCATTGATCATATCTCTTTGACGTTGATTGCCCAGGCTTGCCATAGCCAAAGGCTTACCGCCTGGACTTATACTCACCACGATGTAAACAACTCTCGGAATTTAGATTCTATTGCTGTTAGTATTGGTCTAGGTCTTACTGTTAACGTATCAGCTCACAGCCAGGATCACGCGGCAGACTGTCACAAAAAGGGTCTCCCTTCTGTCTGCATTGTGCCACGTGGTGAGACTCGCAAGCACTGGGAACATGATGGCGTAAAGTTTCTAGTATGCCCTGCACAGACTAGTGATAAGACGTGCAGTGAGTGTAAGCTATGCGCTATCGCTGATCGCTCCTGCGTGGTAGCCTTTAAAGCCCACGGAACCCAAGCTAAGAAAGTGGAGGCCACCATCCTATGAGTTACAACTATTTTGCCGAACACCTAATCCCTGGCAAGGATAGGGACAAATTGCTATTCATTGCGGGGCAGCTTGCAGTCTTTGAGGATCTTTTTGGATCTTGTGCGGTTGATAATCAAAAGCAAGCAAAAGACTACGATCCAAACAAGCCCCAAAGCATTTGCGTTACAATCTACTCAGAAACTGATCCAGAGCCTAACACTGGCCACTACTTCACAGTGTATGCAGATGGAACGGTTAAAGTTATGCAGTTAATGAGTTTCCCATGTTTCAGGGATGGGGAGATTGATGCATCACAACCGCGTGAGATTTGCCGCGAGGACTCATCAACCACACTTGAAAGGCTGCTTTTGTGGTTAAGATCACAGCCGCCCAGCATCAACACTATCCTTTAACCTATGGAGATTGTGCTGGGTGATGATCAAGCCAGCCTTTATGCTGTAGTGGATGATACTATTATCCATGCTGTAAGGGTGAACGCTGTCGACCAATGTATCCATATGAAAGAACTGGCAGAGCAATTGGGTATTGCTCGGCCGTACCTTCACCGTATGTTTAAACTTGGGAAGGTGCGGATAGAGTACTTGATACATCTACAAAATATCCTAGGCCTCGAGTTTATCACCCAAGCAGACATAGACTACGGCCTCGAGTTAATCAATCAAGCAGCAGCTAAGCGTTATGTGCTACACTAGTCGCACAACTAAATAAGCTAGTTCGGCGAGTAGTGCGCCAACAGCCAGTGCAGAGAGCCCTGGGGGAGAGATCCCTCGGGGCCTTTTTTTGTGCCTATGCCTCGGGGAGATCCCGTTACGACATGGCAAGGACGCATCCAGCTTTATGAGTCACCGAATCACGTTCACTGTCAACGATCAACTTTTTGCTGAGCTAGAGCGGCTGTCCATGGAAGATGGGCGGTCGCTTTCCAATTTGGTAGCGTTTGGTATCGAATGGTATGTGGTACAGCGCAACGAAGCTGAGCAGGTAAAGACGCAAACCAGTTTACGTACTGGCACAAGTCAAATGGCAAAGTGGGCTGGATAAGCGCATCATGGTTCTGTGGTCGGAACCCACGAAACAATGACGCCTGTAGAGGGTCTACATAACTGAGGTGATGAGCCTTCGTGATCCGGCAGCGTTAAAAGCCTTATCGCCGTGGTGTGTGGCGCTTGAAATAACACACCAAACCAATTCCCACGACTAAGTGTCGTACAACGGCTGTAAGTACGTGCCCGAAGCTTTACAAGAACGTCTTTCTCGTCAATTCTGCGTGCTCATGGCCACACTAGTGGACTGTGAGTGCGACTTAGAATGCATCCAAGAGCTAGAGCGCTCTTACAAACTTACTTCTTACAGTGGCGAGAAAGGATCCTTTTCCCAACGAATGGGACGATGTGAGTAACACAGAACCAGAAGATTTTGAGACAGCTACTTTTGAGGAAGTCATGCAAGATCTTGCTCGATGGTACTTACCAGATCCCTATTTCTGTGTTATACGTTCATTCAACCGTAAACAAAATAAGCTGAGAGAGTTTGCTTACAAACAAGAAGGCAAAGCTACTCAACGCTTATTACAACTCTCTGCTGATGGAGAGGAGGTGACCATCTACACCCAAGGAGTCCTTGGAGTTGTTAACTACGAACCAGACTAACCATGCACATGATTACCGATGCAGAGATGCAGCAACTTGCAGTGGATTACCCCTTTTCACTGCATGAATCCCTTCTTGCGTATATTGCATATGAGGAGAGGGTTCTAAATGAATGCTCCGAAATGCATCAGTGTGCTGATAGCATTGTTCCATTAACGCAATGCACAGGTGCTAAGGTACAAGCGTACTACTGAGGGGTGGGAGGAGGGCTCTCGATGAATCTTTTTTATATCAATGGACTTTATGTCCGCTGGGAGTGCAGCGCTTTAACTGCACCGTTGCTACGTTATGACGCCTCTGATGGCATCCATTTGGGCATAGGTCGGTTAGAGTTGTTCTGTGACTGGTTTTGCCGATCCAATGAGTTCCACTCAGGTATTGACCGTTGATCCTGAGGCACGTGTGCTTTATGAATCCTTTGAGCTGTTAAGGCTCTTGGATACAGAAATGCCAGCCCAGCTGATTGCCACGTACTTCTTCATCGCGGCCCACGGACCGGTGGATACGGTGACAATTGCCAAGCGTCTCAATATGAAAGCTAGCAGTGTCAGCCGTAATACTGATTGGTTATCTGCAAACCATCGCTTACCAAACAAGTCCGGACTCGGACTCATCATCAAGGAGGAACACCCAACGAATTGGCGAACCAGGCTATGTCGATTATCACCAAAAGGTGAATCCTTAATCAGACAAATCAAGGAGAAACTCTATGGAGACCTTCACGAAATTAGGCCAGTGTATTGACTTTACGTACAAGACCAGGGATGCCTGGATCCGTGAACGTCAGCGCATGGCTAAAGGTGACACCAGCAACTGTTGTGCAAGCGTCGTGGTTGGGCATTTGCTCAATGCAAGAGGCGCAGCTTTCCCGATCAAGAATCTTGATGAGGAGCATGTCTCAGAGTTGATGTATGAGTTGGAAGATGAGCGTGACTGGTCACCTCGAACAACCAACATGATACCCAAGTATCTAAATACAATCCTCACCCATTGCTGGAAGAAGCGTAAGATCAATTCTCTTCCTTACAGGCACTATGACAAGCGCAAGGTATCTGAACGCCGTATTCATTGGTTCACAACTGATGATGTGGAGAACTTATACTTTACGTGCTTAGATGTCTTTAAACGCAAGGACGTAGCCGAGAACATCTTGGTTGCTGCCTATTGTGGTGCTCGGCAAACTGAGATCCTCAAGCTCACCACTCGGGACATTGATTTAGGGAGGCGTCAGTTTCACTTTGGTGGTAGGCCAGATGGTCACGTCACGAAAGCAGGTAATTGGCGTGAGGTACCTATTCACGAGCGGATCTTTGACATTGTTGCAAGACGTTGTCAAGAGAATCCCAGTGGACGCTTGTTCTCTGACTTTAAGTCAGCTAAACAATTGCGGGATCAATACAACCGGGTTCGTGACTATCTTAAGTTTGAATCCTGTTATGTTTACCACTGTTTGCGTCACTCATTTGCTACTTGGCAGAATGATGCCGGGACACCTGTTGTAACTATTCAAGGGTTACTTGGCCACAAACATATTGAATCTACCATGGTGTATACCAAGGTAAGTTCTAAGGCCAAACAGGATGCAATGGATCGGATGGTACCCCAACTTGTGGTACCTGAGCGAGTCATTCAACCGGTAGCTATACCTCCTGTTGATGCTCAATTGTGGGAGCAATTCCTCCAATTCCAAGCGTTTCAACAGTCCCAACAGCTGGCTCGTTTGGAGGCTTTGCAGGCTGTCTAAGAGAGTCGAGTGACCTTGCTAGATTACGGTAGTTCTTGGATTTGGAGGACAAAAGCCGAATCGTCGCTAGACAAAATGGGCTGAGATCGCAGTCCACAACAGGGGGAGCGTGGCGGAATTGGTAGACGCATTCGACTCAAAATCGGTGGGAATCTACGTTCCACTAAAAGATTCGAGCCGGGGGAAACCTCGGCTTTTCTTTTGGCAGTACTGCGTTTGGGTGGATTCCACTAGAGCATCATCTAATGGCGAAGTCTAGTTCGCAATTGGTAACAACGTTCAACTACACACATTGAAACAACCCTATGCCCACACCCGCTCAGATCGATGAGCAAATCGAATTTGAATTAAAAGCTCAAAGCTCAGGCATTCAGCAGCTCCACAGCAACACCCAGAAGCTCCTAGAGCGCAGCTACGGCAGCGCCACGGTATATGGGTGCGCTTCGATCAAAGCCGCCTTGCCAGCCGTTACGAGAATCATTGAGGCGACGCTCAACCGCATCCATGAACGCCACAACGGCAAATGCTTTGCGGAAATTCACCGTTACCTGCATCCCATCGAACCGGTAGCCGCCGCGTCGATTGCCCTAAAGATGGTGTTTGACAAAGTGACCAGTTCCCGGGAGCGCTCCAACGAGCTGGTTGAGGTGGTGGAGGCGATAGGGGCCGCTTTGGAGCAGGAAGCCCAGCTGCGTTGGTACAAAGCCCAAGATCCCGACCTATTGGAACGGATCAAGAAGCGGTACTGGCACAGCAGCTGTGGAGCCCAGCAGAAGGTCACTGTGGCCCGCACGATGATGAATCGCGCTGACTACCAGTGGGACCGTTGGAGCCGACCAGTCAGGGCCAAGTTGGGGGGTTGGTTGCTGGATTGCATTATTCAAGCCACCGACTGGTTTACCCGAGACATCCGCCAACGGGGCAACAAGAAAGTGTCGGTTGTTATTCCAACACCAACATTCATCGCTGTCCGCGACAAGCTGATGACCGATGCGGAGTTATTTAGCCCGCTGGCGTGGCCAATGTTGATTGAACCCAATGATTGGACCAATGAACGTCAAGGGGGATACCTCCTTAATGAGGTAATGCGGGGGCACGATTTGGTTCGTAGGGGCAAGGACGGATGTGTACAGGGAGAGGTGCCCTTGGCCTTTCTCAACCGGTTACAACGCACGGCCTACACATTAAACAACTTTGTTGTGGAAGTGGCAGAAGTGTTGTTGGAGCGGGGCTACAGCGTGGGGAAATTCTTACCCATCGTGGAAATCCCGATGCCGGTCAAACCCGTTGACATTGCGGAGAATGAAGAAGCGCGGCATGCCTACCGGCGAGCTGCTGCAGAAACCATGAACCGGAATGCTGCAGCCTTTCGGCGCAGCTGTCGTACCCGGCTGACGATGAACACCGTAAAACTGTTTAAAGGTCGCGAGCGTTGGTATCTACCAGCGTCGTTTGACACACGAGGACGGTGTTATTTCATCCCAGCCACATTGACACCGCATGACACGGATTTTGGAAAGTCGTTAATCAAGTTTGCTGACCCATCGTTTATGACGGATGAAGCAGAAGGTTGGTTAGCTTTCCATGTAGCAACTTCTTATGGTCTTTCGAAAGCCACCATGGCTGAACGCCAAGAGTGGACCAAAAGCAACCATGAATTGATTGCGCGTGTGGCATCAAATCCACTTGAGCAATTGAGCGAATGGGAAGCTGCTGATGATCCCTGGCAATTTCTCGCTGCTTGTGAGGAGTACAACGCCTGTGTCATTGAATGTTTAAGGCACTGGACCAACTTACCAGTTGGTGTTGATGCAACCTGCTCAGGATTACAGATCTTGGCAGCCATCAGTAGGGATGCCAACACGGCACGATTAGTCAACGTTATTCCATCAAGTCGCCCGCAGGATGCGTACAAAGTGGTGGCGGAGGCAGCCAAGCCAAAGCTACCCGCCCATCTAGCTGCTTTGTTAGATCGGAAGGTGACCAAAAAAGCCACAATGGTTATCCCTTACAACGGGAGCCGTCACGCCATCAGATCGTACATCCGAGAAGCGTTACGAGAAAAAGGTGCTGAATTTACTCCCGATGAACTGACGTTAATTACTAACGCAGTGTGGGGCAGCATGGAGGAAGTTATTCCTGGCGCCATGCGTGTCATGGAATGGATGAAGACAGAGGTTGGTAACGCTTTTAAGCGCGGAGCTGATCATCTGGAGTGGGTCACTCCCACGGGCTTCCGTGTCTATCAAGATAGGCGCGTGATTAACTTAAAAACGATCAGGTTACAAATTCTTGGTCGTTGTGAAATAGAAGTGGGTGACGGTTTTAAGGGACCGGACATTGCACGGCACAAGTCATCGACAATGCCAAATGCAATTCATTCACTGGATGCAAGTCTTCTCCAACTTGCATTTCTCAGATTCAATGCACCATTTACTGTGATACATGACTGCGTGTTATGTAGAGCAACTGAGATGGGTGAATTGAACAGAGTTATTAGAGAAACCTTTTACGAGTTATTTGCACACAACAATTTCTTGCAAGATTTTGCGGAAATGCTTGGCGCAGAGACAGAGCCACCAATTATTGGTGACTTAGATCTAAACTCGATCCACGAATCAACCTACTTTTTTTGCTAAACATGGGTACCAAGTACTGCATTAAGGATAAAACCTTCCAACTTGAAGGGTTTCAATCAGCTTTCAAACCTGGTAAGTTTGGAACGTGCAAGATTGATGTCATTGTTGACCAGGCCACCGTGGAGGCTCTAGAAGCAGAGCGTGACGGTTTGATTGAGTGGAAGATTTCCAAGCAATCAGATCCCAGCAAATGGAGTGTTGCTCGCAATACAAAGTGGGTAGAAGTCTCCAAAAACAAATACAAGATCAGCTTCTCATGGAAGCCAGAAGATCGCCCTCCTTTTGTAGATACAGAAGGTACACTTATCACTGAAGAGATTCCTCTTTACAGTGGTAGCAAGGTCAAGATTGCGTTTGACCATTATCCTTACCCAGACAATGTTAACAAGGCAATGAACACTACTTGCAAGCTCACCAAGCTACAAGTAATCAGCTGCAGCAGTGGTGCAGGTGTGGATAGCGGTAGCTCAGATTTTGGAACCACTGATGGTTTCAAGATTGCATCGCCCAATGTTACCCCTACTTCTGAAGTAGACGACAACGACGACTTCTAATGGCATTCCGCTCTGGGTTGGAGGAGAGGGTCGCCGATCTTCTTACTAACCTGGGGGTCAAGTATGAATATGAATCCAAGCGTGTTCCATACACGTTGCGGTGTAACTACACACCGGACTTTCTGCTACCCAATGGGATTTTCTTAGAAACAAAGGGTCAATTGACTACTGAGGATCGACGGAAGATGAAAGCAGTAAAGAAGGATAACCCAGAGTTAGACATTCGATTTGTATTTCAGGCCCCATTTAACAAAATCTCCAAAGGTTCGTCAACAACCTACGCATCTTGGTGCGAAAAAAATGGCTTTCAATGGTGTTCCTACTCTTCCATCCCAATCGAATGGCTGACCTAAAGCTCATTAAGGATCTAGCTACAAGCTTCATCATGGCTCTTGATAAACACTCTTCTTCGCAAGACATTATCGAGGCTATTGAGGAAGCATTGGATGACTACGAGTTCTTAATTAACCACTACAACCTGAAATGAGTTCTAGTGAATTCATAAGGCATGCGCCTTGTCCAAGTTGTGGTTCATCAGATGGCAATAGTTTGTACTCTGATGGCCACACTTTTTGTTTTGTTTGCAACACCCGTACATGGGGTGATGGTGCAGTCCAATCACACAGCAACACAAGAAACACTGTGATCTTACAAGGTGCAGCTGAAAGGCTGAACAAACGTGGACTATCTGAAAAGGTATGCCAACAATACAAAATCTTCCGTGATGGAGACCGCTTGCGTTTCTACTATCACGATGATGGTGGCGTATTGAAGGGATGCAAGATCAAATCAAAAGACAAAACATTCAGCTATGAAGGAGCGACAGCAGGGACCTTCTTTGGACAACATCTCTTTCCCGCAACAGGAAAGCGCGTGGTCATCACTGAAGGGGAACTCGATGCAGCTTCGTGTCAAGAGGCTATGCCGGGGTGGCCGATGGTATCTCTACCTAGCGGTGCCGCATCGGCAAGAAAAGCGGTCCAACGGAATCTCGAATGGTTACAGGGCTATGCAGAGATTGTCCTGTTTTTCGACGCAGACGATGTTGGCCGTGAGGCATCGGAGAAAGCGGCTGGGGTCCTACCACCTGGCAAAACAAAGATTGCTTCAATCTGCAGCCCATACAAGGATGCATCAGATGCCCTTCAAGCAAATGACGCTGAGGCGATTCGTCGCGCTATTTGGGACGCAAAACCCTTCCGTCCAGATGGAATCATTGACGGCAAATCGCTTCTTGAAGTAGTAACCACACCAAACCCACCGTGTGCTTATCACTATCCATACCAAGGTTTACAAAAGAAACTTCATGGCATCAGATTCGGCGAACTCATTTGCCTCACCAGCGGATCCGGTTTGGGAAAATCGTCCTTCTGTAGAGAGCTTGCAACTCATCTACTTGAAAAAGGAGAACGAGTTGGATACTTGGCTTTGGAGGAATCCAACAGACGTACAGCTCTTGGACTGATGTCCTCTGCAGTCGGCAAGTCTCTTCACATTGGTGAGCATGACCGGCAAACACTGACTGATGCGTATAACGCAACACTGGCAAACTGGAACTTGTTTTTGTTTGATGGGTTTGGCTCTTATGAACCAGACCTGATTTATAACAGGATTGAGTATCTAGCTGCAGGGCTCGACACAAAGATCATCTTTTTGGATCACTTAAGCATTCTATTAAGTGGACTTGATGGAGATGAGCGTCGCATGCTGGACGTTACGATGACAAAATTGAGATCACTTGTGGAACGACTTGGAATAACATTATTCCTTGTGTCTCACCTTAAACGTACCTCTAGTGATACTAATCACGAAGAGGGGGCACGTGTAACATTGGGTCAACTTCGAGGTAGTGCGGCCATCGCACAATTGAGCGATTCTGTTATAGGTCTAGAACGCAATCAGCAGACAAACAGTGCCACAACTGTCCGTGTCCTGAAGAACAGATTCTCTGGTGAAGTTGGTATTGCTTGTGAACTGACATATGACCTTGCATCTTGCAAATTCACTGAACATGCACCTAAAGATGAACCAAAATCAAACCCGGACTTCTAATTATGAAGACCGTCTTAACCGTCCGAATCCAGCTTCACAAGCTGCTGTGCTCCGAGCACAACCATTTAGGGCTGACACTGTGAAAAAGATGGAAGCCATCATCAAAGATCCTTCGTATCAGATTACAGAATGAACCTGCTGTTTGACATTGAGACAGACGGCCTTTACAAAACAGTTACCCAAATTCATTGTGTTGCTATCAAAGACCTTGGTACCTCTGAGATTCATGTCTTTAATGATGTGGGCTCTCAACCGCCAATATCTCGCGCTATTGCGATGCTGGAAGAGGCTACAACGATCATTGCCCACAACGGGATTAACTTTGATATCCCGGTGATCCAAAAGTTCTACCCGTGGTTTACACCACCGAGGTGTCTGGACACACTATTGTTGTCTCGGCTTTACCACCCAGACCGCATGATACTAGATAAAAAGTTAAATCTAGCTGGCTACATAAAGGATATGCCACAAATCCTGTATGGACGGCACTCACTTGAAGCTTACGGTTGGCGGTTAGGCGAACACAAAGGTACGTTTTCTAAACAAACCGACTGGAAAGATTGGTCCCAAGAAATGGAGGACTACATGGTTCAAGACGTTCAAGTCACTCACAAACTATGGAAACATTTCCACAAATACCTGAATGGGTAGAAATGGAGCACAAAGTCCAACAAATTCTTACTGAACAGGAGCTTCATGGATGGTATTTCGACGAACGATCCGCTTATGAGTTGGAATCGGAACTTCGATCTACACTTGAATCGTTGTCGAGAACTCTCAGAGAAAGACATCCTTTCGTTGCGGGAAGCGAGTTTACTCCTCGTCGCGCTAACAAGACCCAAGGATATTTCAATGGATGCACTTTTACGCGCCTCAAGGATTTTAACCCGACCAGTAGAGACCACATCGCCTGGATACTCAGCAAGTTAGTTGATGCGGACATGAAGCCGGTATACGGCTGGGAACCAAAACAACTAACTGATACTGGTAAGGCAGTCATTGATGAAGTAGTTCTGAAGGAAATTGGTACACCGATTGCTCTTGACTTCTTCAAGATGTTGGAGCTTACAAAGCAGTTGGGAATGTTGTCTGAGGGTGTAAATGCTTGGCAAAAGCTAAGCATAAACAACCGTATACATCACCACTGTTCTGTAGCTACAAATACATACAGATGCGCCCACCGAAACCCAAATCTTGCACAGACACCTGCTGATGAGCGATTCAGACGATTATTTAAGCCCACTCCAGGACTATGCATGGTTGGGGCGGATCTTAGCGGCATCGAACTCAGGATGTTCGCGCATTACCTTGCTAGGTATGACGGTGGAAGCTATGGCAAAATCTTGCTTAATGGCGATATCCACCAAGTCAATGCCGACCGGGTTGGCGTTAGTAGGTCTGATTGCAAACGGATCCAGTACGCCATTCTATATGGAGCAGGAAACGAAAAGATTGGACTCACATACGATCCTCAGCTTTCACCTGAAACAGCCAAAAGGAAGGGCGCAAAACTACGCAAAGCTTTTCTTGATGCAGTGGAAGGTCTTCAAGACCTTGTTGTTGCCCTCAAGGCTAAAGTTCAAGCGGAAGGCTACATCAATTCTATTGACGGAAGGAGTGTTCCTGTCGATGGACCTCACAAATCACTGAACTACCTACTTCAGTCTGGAGCCGGTATTGTGGCGCGTCGTTGGTTATTACTAGCCAACGATGAAATTAAAAAACAAAATATTGACGCTCATCAATTGGCATTTGTACATGATGAGTTGCAGTTTGAAGTATCCCCGGCGCAAGCCAACGACCTAATGCAGATTCTTGAGCACACAGCTCGCCTTGCTGGAGAGTTCTACAACCTCCGAGTGCCAATTGCAGCAGAAGCAACCCAAGGTTCGTCCTGGGCTGACACTCACTGATAAGAGCCGTCTAGGAGATATCACCGAGCACGTGGTGATTACAGAAGCACTTAAACGTGGCGCTGAAGTATACAAAAACTGCTCGTGTACTGGGAGCACAGATCTCATTATTGAACACAAAGGACGTGTTCTTCAGGTGGATGTGAAAACTGAAAAAATGGACTTGGAAACAGGTAACTGGAAGTCTGTTGGTGTTGCTCGTGCGAAAAAACCACGAGTAATTGTAAATCCCGAGACATGGAAGTGTCGGTGGGTTAGAGGCAAAACACCCCCTGGTTGGGAAACATTCTGGAACTAATTAATGGCAACCAAGGCTAAATCTGGACTAACACGTAAGACATTTATGTCACGTGCAAAATTTAAACACACAAGACAGGGTAATGGCCTTAGATCACTTGCTAAACCCGGTAAAAAACTACGCAGAGGTCAAGGTAAATGAGTCTTCTAATTGATGCTGACTACCTGGCATACAAGACCTGCGCGGCATGTGAAGACGAGACTGACTTCGGTCATGATGTAATCATTGTCACCAGTCGATTCTCAGAAGTGTTATTGATGTTTAAGCGTGAGCTTGAAAACATCTGCAATCGTATTGGTCATTATGATGACATTACGTTGTTTTTTAGCAGCTCAACAAATTTTAGGAAGAAAATTTATCCTGATTACAAGGGTCACCGAAATCGCAAGAAACCCTGTGGTTACAAGAGACTACTAAATTGGTGTGGGGACAACTATCCAACCATCATCATTGATGACCTAGAAGCAGATGATGCTTTAGGCATCTTTGCGACTGATCCAGTAGAAGCTGCTGCTGGTCACATACTCTGTAGTCCTGATAAGGACATGCGTCAAATCCCTGGTCTTCTCTATGACCTAACAAATCCTGTGACTGAAATCACCAAGGAAGAGGGGGATCTTTGGCATTACATACAGACGATGAGTGGTGACCAAACAGATGGTTACGCGGGAGCCCCTGGCATTGGCATTAAACGTGCCAACGCAATACTTGAAAAGAACGGGTTCAGCTGGCAGACAGTTGTCGATGTATTTGTTGATAGAGAGATGACTGAAGATGAGGCTTTACTTAATGCACGCCTAGCAAAGATCCTTCAATTCACTGATTTTGATCATGAGTCAAACACCCCAATCCTTTGGCAACCTCCCACCACCAGTGATGGAATTGACAATAGAGCAGCAGTTCAAGTTGCGGCGAATTGATGATCTTCTTCCAGGAGCATCCAAGGAAGACATTATAACTGTGTTCAAAGCATTGCAACATCAGAACTTTGTCCTATCAAACACTGTATCCAACCTTGTTAAACAATGGCCAACTCACCCTCCTATTACAAAAGAGGTACCATAGAAGTATGGGACTTCATTAGAGATCAACAACTAAATTATCATCTAGGCAACGCAGTAAAATATATCTGCCGCTTAGGTCATAAAGATGATGCACTTAAAGACATTGACAAAGCCATCCACTACCTTGAAAACGAACGTGAGTTTCTACGAGACCGCCGCAGCCGAATTCAGAAAAACATACAAGCTGCCGCAGAGTTTGACGACTACCTCTTTGAGTCTGCAACAGACTTTGATCGATGAGGAACATCTAGAACTGGCGCATGCTTACTTGGATCTAAAAGAAGACATTACAAACAAACGCGCTCGGGAGCACATGCTCAAAGAGCTCACTGATCTTGTATATGTCTGTCATCAAATGGCAGCAGCATTTGAATGGGATCTAGATGTTGCCTATGCAAGGGTGCATGGAAGCAACATGAGCAAGTTAGATGACAATGGAGAACCAATATATCGTGAGGACGGAAAGATACTTAAGTCAAATAACTTTTATCTACCATCATTGATTGACCTTGTTTAATTAACTGTGAATAAAGAACTAATTGCTCGCACCGGTCGGGTGCAATCATGGATTGATGATCCTAATGCAAGACTTCCTGTTAGCTGCACAGTCTTTGTAGTTGAAGATTCTATGAGTGAGGGTCCAGATTGTATTGAGGCAAGCTGGCGCTTTGCCAGTCACGCCCTGCGGTATGGAGCTGGGTGTGCAATTCACCTTAGCAAGCTTCGCCCTAGGGGAGCTGAAAACAGTGAAGGACTAGTAGCGTCTGGACCTGTGTCCTTTGCAAAGATCTATTCAACGCTCAACGAGATCCTCCGCAGAGGTGGAGTATGGAAAAATGGAGCTATTGTATGTCATCTTGATATCAATCACCCTGATATCATTGAGTTTGTCACTGCTAGCCGGGCTGATCTACCTTGGGTTAAACGTTGTGTCAACCTTACTACTCATAAGTGGGGTGAAGCAACTCAAGAAGTGAAAGATGCAGTACTGGCAGGAATCGCACGGGGTGACATCTGGCTGAACAAATCCAAAGTAGACAAAGATGGAAAACGAATCTACGGGAACGTATGCCTTGAAGTGTACCTGCCCTCACGCGGTACATGCCTACTTCAACACGTCAACCTTGGTGCCTGTGACATTGGAGACATTGAACCAGCCTTTGTGCAAGGAATGTCTGAACTCATCGCACTCCATGGAAAGACTGGTGTCGGAGAAAGTGGCGAATACCTTAGTCCAGAAGTGGATCGCCAAGTGGGGCTAGGAATGCTTGGTCTTGCCAACCTACTGGCACGACACGGTGTTACCTATCAAGCCTTTGGGGAAGCCCTTGAGGATCTACGTGGAAATGAACCATATGAACGGACAGCGGCACATGTTATCGCTATTAAATTACAACGTGGAATTGAAGCTGCTGCAGAGGTGGCTCGTTATAACGGGATGGTACGTGCATTTGCAATCGCTCCTACCGCTTCATGTTCGTACCGCTACACCGAC